ATGCATCTTGGAGATGTTTGTCAAAAGTACAAATACTTCTTCTTGATAATCAACATCAACAATCCCTTCGCAGTTTGCTAGGATCAAACCTTTCTTAAGCGAAAGACCAGAGCGAGGGTGAAGGCGAATGCTGTGATTCTGTAATGGTAGTTCTGTGCGAGAAATGTCAGCGTATGTTTCGATTGTTTGGCGATGATCAATCTTCATGATCAAGCCTGTTGGAATCAACAGACGATCTCCTGGATGGATCGAAACTTCACCAAATGAGTTTACTTCGCGCTCAATTGATGAGTTGAATGAATCGTATCCAGTCACAACATTATTTGTTGGCTGGAAGGATAAATCGAAGCAATTGGCTAAAGAAGTTCCGTATGTTGGTAATACTAAATCATCATGAAGTCTATACACACTCAAATAAATCATACAGGATCCTTTTTCTTTTTCCCGATTGTATACTTGGAAACCAATTGCCATTCGTTCTTATTTTTGAACGGAAGAATCTTGATTTGGCTCAATGGCGCAACATTGTCTTTTGTTTTGTCTGCATCAACAAGTTTCACAAGACCCCATTCTGCCATTAGATTTGCGATGGTGTTTCGTCTTTGAATGTCATTGTCTGACATATTGCTTGGCTTACCGTCCAACTCAAAGAGTTCTTTGAAGTGTACGATATAATACTTTCCTTGTTTATGCAGGATATGGCAAGACTGGTAAAGAATGTTATCATTCTTTGCAGCGACTCCAATGCGTGTGAGAGTTTCGCGAACCTTGAGGAAGTCGTCTTGCTTTTCTAATGTGACTTCTACTAATTTTTCGACCATGATCAATCACCCTTATATAACTGTTTTTTCATCGCGGTGATTTGGTCGTCAGAGAGAATCTTTAATGCTTCCTCAGCCTTCGCGTCGGAGTAACCATAGTATTCCTTGACAACACTCAAATCACTACTTTGAGCCTTTTTATGCCACTTTGAATATGGACGCTTTTGGGCTCTTATTATATTTAGGAGAAAGTCATATTTGAGTTTGTTATCGAGATTCGTAAATCGATTCATCTCGTTCGCCCAGAGAACGGTGTCTCTATGAAACGAAAGTGCGCGATTGACCATGAATGATGAATATGACTTTTCATCCTGTTCTGTCAGGAGAGCATATTCTTTCGTCTGTAGAATAGACGGAATGATTTCTTTAAACAGGTCAGCCATAAAATTGTTCCAAGTTGTTGCCATATTCAGGTAAGATATATTTTACATCATCGAAATACTTTAGCGATAATGCATTATTAATCATTTTATCTGAATCACTATCTGGAAGTGGCTTATATGAAAAATAAACAACAAACCTAGAATTTGGAAATATCCCTTTATAAAGCGATGCGTTTGCTATTGCCTTTTTAACATTGTCAGTTCTTCTTGCACCACCATCTTTTCTAATTGGATGGTCACCACCCTTTGCCTCAACAACTTCAATTATCCCAAATTCATCTTTAACTAAAAAGTCAACTTGTATTCCAATATCTAAATGCACATCTTTTTCTAAAACAAAATGTTTTTTAGAAAAAATTTTTAAAAGATCATGTTGCACTTGAAGTTCAAAATTTTTACCTACACTTTTTGCTGTTCTAACGCTCATGAAAACTTACACTCCACCATCATCTCAGTTAGACATGCAGTGAGGTTCAGTTCCTGGTCGGCGACAAATGCTGCTTGGTATTGATACTTTGCGAGAATCAATACGGCATTTGGAATCGTAGATTTATCCATCACATCATATAAACTATCATAGATTTTACGATAGATTTTTGCAGGATCATCACCACCAAAGTCAGCAACCCATTTACGCATTGCTCCGAAGTTTTGATCTTTGAGTGCTGTAATCAAATCATTCAATGATATATCAGCAATGCTTGAAAGAATGCCAGCGTCAATCTTACCACTGACAGAATATCGCTGCAGTTCATTTAGAATGCGGCGATAATCTGGGAAATGCTTTTTGACAACCTCAACAAGAACTGCTTTGTCAAACGGAATCTTTTCGTTAGCAAGGATTTCTGATGCACGCTTCATAAATGAAGCAGCCATCTTTGGCTTATCTTCTTTACGAAGTTTAAATTCAATTACAGCGCAACGAGAATGCAGTGGTTCAATGATTCGATTCTTGAAGTTACAAGTCATGATGAAAGTGCAGTTATGAGCAAACTCTTCCATCGCAGCACGCATGGCTGGCTGAGTTGAGTTTGGATTCAAATAATCTGCTTCATCGATAATGATAACTTTCTTGCCGCCACCGAGAGACATTGAACTTGCATAGTTCTTGATCTTGACTCGGAAAGTGTCGATACCACTCTCATCCGAACCGTTGATCATCAAATAGTCGCAACCAATCTCATCACACAGTGCTCTTGCGACTGTAGTCTTACCAGTGCCTGGTCCACCGCAGAGAAGGAGATGGGGAATCTCCTTGCGATCTACATACGACTGAAAAGTGGACTTGTATTCATAAGTACAATTCACCATCAGGTCCTGGCTTCAAACCAACAATAACATCTTTTCTCGTTCCAGGAACATATTTTGGTTCGTAGACATATAATTTTTGCGATGGAGCCGATGTACCAAGATACAATGCGCCGCTACTATCAAGGCGCATAGGCTCCTTTAATTCTTCACCATATGTTGTATGAAAAGAAAGTGATGTGCCCTTATTTTTGGCAATCTCATCTACAACCTCTTTGCTTTCTGTATTCGGAAGAACAGAAGCGGCAGCGACAGCACCACCTGCTGCAACACCACCAGCAAGTCCAAGATACTTGAAGAAATTACGCCTTGTTGCCATACTTGTGCTCCCATAATGAATAAAGTGCAATGCCCAGCATCAATATGACTGGAGGTGAAGAATACGGAATCCAATGGAAGTGTGTGTTTACAAGAGCGAAAATTGCGGTCAATAGAATTATGATCAGAATAGGCAATTCAGATTTATGCATAATATAAATTCCTCATTATTTGTGCCAAGGTTTAAATATATTGTTTGGGGCTGTCCAGCAAAGTGCGTTTTCCCAAGGCTCATGTGGTATAAATTCAGCATGTTCTAAATCATTTAGATTTATTACACCGTAAGAACCAGTGCCTAAACCAATCGTAAACACATATCCATTATACCCATTATTCACAGCGAAGTCAACTTTAGATTTTTTAATATGTGTATCACCATCTCCATTGCCGCATTGAACATCAACCACAATATTCTGTGTGGGATCGGTAAGATCTGAATTGCTAACTCTTTTAAAATTTTCTGGACATTTCAGATTATCACCGCCTGTTCGAACAACAGTGTTTAATTTTAGTTCTTTTTGAACAAAGGGAACAAACAAGGTTTCTATTAAATACCCAAGCATCCAACTGTAATAGACATCTTCATTTGATCTACCATTATTGTTCAAGGTCTCGATAATTTGATATTCTTTCATGATACGAAAAGAATCCAAAATAAATTCTTGAACAGACATATCATTAGGAACTAATAGTTGTTTTTGTATTCGCACACCTACATCAATTAGTCTCTGGTTGTATAAGTCTAATCGATTCCAATCTATGCAAACAATGTCTTTTGCTTTCAGAAAAGCAAAACATTTATTTTTATTTGTAAATCCTATTGATTTACGATATTGTTTTGACATAAGAGAGAATGGGGTGGAGGAGGTGAACCCTCACGATGAGCAGTCTGGCGGATAGTACCGTCGGCAATGAACGCCGCACCCCAATAGACTTATTTAGCCACTGTTTCGTAAATAGATTGGAAGTCGCTCTGCTCAGCAACTTCTTCCTCATAGTTACGCTTGTGATAAGTCTTCGCCAGTTTACGACCCAACTTCTTTGGAATCTCACACTCATCTTGCATCTTCTGCAAGATTTCGCGAATTAAATCTCGTTCTGCTTCAATGCGAGTGAGAGAATTGGAGATCTCTTGGAGACATCCGAGAACCTTTGCTTTATCGATAGCCATGATTATTCTTCCTCACCGAAAGTTGAGTTTGCTGCTTCAATCGCAATGTAGTAAGTAATGTTAATTGTCTTGTGCTTGAATCGAGCCATGCCCTTCTTTGCAATAGACACATCATAGGAACCATCAATCAATTTAAAGTTTTCTACCTTCATAACGATGCGGAACTTCGCACCTTCGCTGGTTCCAATCTCAATCTTAGATTGATCAGCAGAATCATCCTTAATGTCTGTCGCAATGAAGTTAATAACTGCGCCATCACTCTCAAACACAAAGTTTGGTGAACCAGAGATTCCAGCCGATCGCTGCATCCAAGCGAGATCTTCTTGCGAAAGACTGAATGAACAGTCGGGATCACCAAAGGTGATTGACTTCTCGGGTGGTGTGACAATAATCTTCGGAGAACAATACTTAATGTAGTCAGACTTCTTCTTGTTCTCAGTGCTGATATTGATCTTGTCATCATCAAAGCCAAGGTCAGCATCTTTGTAAAGAGAAATCTTTGCCAAGATCTTATTCAAATCATACAAAGCAAACTCTTTGGGAAAGTTTTCTTCAACCGTCGCTTCAACGAAAATAGTTTTAAGTGGAGAAATGGTCTTAAGAGTATTTCCTGCCTTAAACTGTAGACTTTGGTTTACAGTAGAGAAGTTCTTAAGAATTGCCACTGTGCCTTCAGAAAGTTTCATAATTTAAATCCTCAATTTGCTCAACACGATTATTATATAATGAATCGACTAATTTGTCAACCCTTGTCTTCAACTCATCTAAACTACAATTATTATCCATTACAATATCATAATGCGAACCAATCCAAGCCCACTCAGAGTAATGTACTTCTGGGTATGCATTTCGCATCACATCTAGATTAGAAAATAGATTACATTCCCGAGCCAAAGAAAACCACTCAGGGTCATCGCCGCGACGAACACGAACAACAGTGCCCCCAGACTCTTTAATAGCATTGATTTCATTTGGAAACCTCACATCAGCAATCACATAATTATTCCAAGGTGCTTGTTCACAGCGGCGCATTACAGTATGAACCCAGAGGTCAGGGTGGAAAACATCCCGCCCTGCCTCTGTGCCCATTAGCTGGAGTGCTAATCTTGGTGAAAATGATTTACCGAGTTTTTGAGACCACCAAGGATCATCTTGCTCACGCCATGCTCTTGACTCTGGCGTATTTCCCTCAAGCATCTCACGATTCCAACCAAAGATGATTGAGCATGCATCTTTAAGACTATTTGCATAACTCTCTTTGAAGAAATCGTGACGATCTACCAAGAGATCTGCGACTGTGCCTTTCCCTGCTCCAATGAAGCCTACGAGTCCAACAATCATAAATGATTATAGAGATCCGACGAAATTGGCAACGGCTGGCATATCACCAGTGAATGCATATGTTCCAATATGATGTGTCTTCATCCATGGGCAGAGCCAAATCTGACCACCGATCTTTCTCCACCATTGGCAGAACATATAGTCTTCAGAGAGATAACGGTCAGAACGACCATGATCAATGACTGTATCAAAGTATGCATGAATGTAACGAGTGCCGTCGAAGTTTGCCTGACCGACATGATCTGGGCGATAACGCAACTCTGGATATGCATCCTTGAAGCGAGCAAACACCTCACGCTTAATGCACATAAAGCCAGTGCCAATCTCAAGAACTTCAACTGGTTCAGCAACACTAAACTTCTCAGTGCCAGGAACTGGATTGAAAACGAAATCACCAGCCAATTTTTCCATTTCAGAAACAGCCATATCAGGATGCTTCTTGATGGCTTCCTTAATTGCGCCCCACTTAATGGACTTCTTCGGATACGGACCACCGACTACATCCTTATCGAGCGCAAGAAGCGCAACCACATCTCGTGGATCAAAATGAATGTCAGCGTCGATGAAGAGCATATGGTTATAAAATTTCTTAATGTATTCAAGAATTTTAGTTTGATCATCGAGATTTTCGTTGACCATTGTCTCTATATAGTCCATGAGCGTCAGCGACCCCATGATATTCGAGATTTTTGTCGCACGAGAATTCTTAAACTTATCATCTTGATCATCCTTACGATCGACATGTCTTTGTTCTTTGGTATCATGTGATGCAGTTAGAACAAGAACCTTAAATGAATTCGGAAACCATTCTGAGAGTTTGTCCAGAAGTTTACCATTGAACAAACGATCGCCTTCGAAGATAACATTTGTCTTCGCACCTTCTTCATACCATAGTTCAGAAAAGAATTTCTCTGCGTCTGGTTGAACAGCCATAGACAAACGATCTGTTCCCTGAAACACATTACCATCGTTTGCATACTTACCAAGAATATACAGATTCAATTTCTTGGAATACATTGCGTCAAGTAACTTCTGCGGCTTTACAACTTGCCAATCATCAGCCATTGAAATCAATCGAAACATCAGAGTGGTCTTGCCAGTTGCTGGTTCACCACCCATTGCAATCACTTTTACCATAATGCTTCTAGTCCTTGTTGTACTGGGGTTTCGTCGTCAAACATCCACTCAAGACGATCTATTCTACCACTTCTTACATAAGAAGTAAACTTTTCTTTGTTGATGACTGCGTTGTGAATTGCAAGTCTTGCATCAAGAGTTTCGTTTCTTGCTTGCCATAGAACATTCCATTCAATACCAGTCCAGCCATCTTTTTCTGCTTGCTGAATTTCTTCAGACTGACGATCCAAATAATATCCAAGATATCGCCCATGGTGTTCACGAAAAATTTTCTTGAACGAACAAAGGCAAGTCTCCATGGTGAAGAAATCTATCTGTAATTTGAGTTCAGGAAATCTTCCTCTTGTTTCTTCAAGTATGTCTTTCGCTTCACTTTCAAGG